GGTACGGCGTATATAGGTTTCTGTCATATTCTTGTGACATTTGATGAAATTTTAGTTGTTCAGATGTAGTAGGCGTATCCATAAATCCTTTAATTGTTTTATCGCTTACAAAGCGCTCTTGTATAATTGGATACTCTCCTACTTTTTTGATACTTCCAATAGAAATAGTGTGAGGGAATTCGTCGTATGGGTTAAACACAAACAACACCTCTACCTTATTGGCTTAAACGGATGAAACTTTGCTCGTTTATACCTGTTTAATACTCCACTAATGTAATCAGGGACACCATCGTTATAAGTGTACGACACTGTCCCCATACTTCTTGACTTTAAATTCTTTTTAACTTCAGGTCGTTGATAATACTCTAGGACGTCTGCGACATACTTTTTGATTGAGTAAGGATAAATGACTTGACCATCTTTCATAAAATCATTGTTTGTTATATCCCTAACATCTTCTAGTATTCCGTCAACTTCCATCTTAAATATTTCTTCTTCATCACTTTTAACTTCCACTCCATTTTTCTTGAGTAAAAGTTTAACATCTTCATAAAGAGTCATTTTTATCACTCGCTCTTATCAGACGTAGTACGACGTGATTTAACCTCTTTGTAACCGACAAGACTGTAATAAGAGTCAAATGCCTTCTTTGTAACAGTAATAGTCATATTGTCTTTTTTTACCTTAATCTCTTCTGCAGGATTAGCCATCATATCTCCTCCTATTCAGTTGGTTTAAGCGTTGCGAACGCTTCTGGTTTAACGTTCATGTATGCAATATGCATCGTCGCACGTAAAGCGAACATATCACGTTCAAATAATGATACTGGTTGGCCAGAAGCATCTGATGCTTGTAACGTCGTTAACGTGGCATCTTCAGAAATTGCATACTCAATACCTTGTAAGATACCGTAACGTGCGTAATCCCAATCACCCATTAGTGCTAACGATTTCTTTTTGTCGTATACATCCGCTCCAGTATAAGATAGTGGTAATCCCATAATCTCGTTCCCGTTAGCATCAAATAATGGTCTGTCATTAGCATCTAAAGCATTACGCATTTTACTTCTGAATGAACGTGTAGTTAATACTCCGTTTGGATCTAACTCTTCATCTTCAATAGTAGCCATTAACGCCGAAAGGTCTACGTATAAATTATTAGTATCTGTAACAACGTTACCTTTCTCTTCTGCGCCTTCAACAAGCGGTTTACCACTAGTTGAAGTGTTGTAAGGTGATTTAGTACCAAAGATAACAGCTTGGTCAAACGCTTTGTAAAATGCCTCTGCAATTAGAGGTTTAACCTCATTAAAGAAATCTTTTGCAGTCCATTTAAGAAACTCTTTTGATAACGGAATAATTACACCAATTTTCTTAGCTTCCATTTCTGCTTGTGCATATTCAGGCTTAGAAGTTTGAATACGTTCCGTTTCTGATACCCAGTAGGCGCCTACACCTTTTGCTAAGTAAGTAAATTTTTTCTTTTGTGCTGTCATTGGCTCATTTTTAGCTAATTTCATAATTGCTGAATTAGCCATAATGTCTTTCATGATTAAAGTACCTTGTTCTGCTGGAATAACTCCGTTTTTAAAATCCGATAAAATAACATTGCCTGGCGTGTATGTTGGAGTTGCCATATTTTATTACCTCACTTTATTTTCTAATATTGATTTCTTTCGCCATTTCTTCAATGGACTTTACATTTGAAGGGTCTAAATCTTGATTTTGTGATTCTTTAACATCTCTTCCACTCGATTTAAATTTAGACTCAACACCTTTTTGAACATACTTGTCAAAGGTTTCTTTTAAAGCTTTTAAGTTTTGCTCAGTATCTTCATCAGAATCGCCTAAAAATCTATCAACTAAGGATGTTGGTAAATTTAGTTCCTGCGCTTTACCTAGCGCGTTACTTCTTAACTTCTCACGTTTTGCCTCTGCGTCGCGTTTTTCTAACTCTTGTTCAAGAGCACTAATACGTTTTTGTTCTTCTGATTGCTCAGGATTACGCTTCCGTACTTCTTGTTCGATTAGATCCTCAAGATTTTTCTCTTTCCATGATTCTAATCCTTTCGAATGATAACGATCTAATTCAGGTTGAATGAATCGTTTACCTTCTTCTGTATCTAAAAAGCCTTTAACGTCATCAACAGACACCGTCTTAAGTCCGTTTAGATAATCTTTTACTTCTTTATCGTCTTTGTGTTCTTCAAAAAAAGACTTAACTTCTTCGATATTCATATATCAAAACTCCTTTTTGCCCTTCGCGTACCCTAACAGTCCGAAAAGTGCATAATAAAAAGCAGTTTAACGACATGCTAAGGTCGAGTAGCAAAGAGACAACTAAAAAAGTGTGAAATCATTATTTTTAGCATTTTCTTCGCTAATAGATGTTTTAACCATATCTAAATCAGCTTCATTTTTAACTGTTACGTTTACAACAACTTTTTCGTTTTGTAACTCTATTATCTCTTCGTACAAGGATTTAATGCGTTCTAACTTTTCTATAGCTTCGCCAGTATCAACATTTACTTTTATTTTAAAATCCATATCAATTACCACCTTTTCGCTTATATTTCTCCCACTCACGATAAGTCATGAATGGGATAACTTCATTTTTACCATCGTCTTTACGTGCTCTCATTACAGTTGGCAATTCATTTTCATCAATATAATAAAGTAATTTGCAACGACAATTAATATTCTCTTTCGCACTGTTTACACCAATAAATAGCTTGGGCGCCTGCCCAACACACCCACTTGATTTAAAATTCTGATCTATTTCCACTGATTCCCCATCTAAATGACGATGAGTATCACGTGTTCGTGTATCTTTAGTAGCATGCCAACGTTTCTTCATCTTCAAACCGTTATCTTTAGCAACCATTGCGCTATCAAGTCCAGCTTGTGACATTGCTCTGCCTGCTTCTGTACGAGCCACACGCAATGATTGAGCTTTAGACATGCCGATATCATCGCGTATTGCTTTTGCTATCTTAGAGTAACCCTCTCCACTCATAATACCTTGTGTAATGTGCATACGTATCTTTTTCAATACTTCATCACGATGTTTTTGTAGTGTTGGCATTAAACGAATGAACTCAATAGGTTGTTCAATAGCTGATTTGATTACCTCTTTACTCGGAACATCAAACTGCATAGATGTTTGACTCGCCATTTCATATAAATAAAGGCTCATAAGGAATTTTTCTATATAAGCATCTTCTTGTGACTTCTGAATCATCTTAGCTACTTGCCTATAGTCATCAGTCAACATTGTACCTATACGAGTTAACTCCTTATTGAGCCTGTTGTATTTATTGAATTCAGTCCATGTAACATACACATCATCATTTTGATATTTCTCAAACATATCTGCGATGATTTGTTTTATCTCTTTAAGTCGATTAGCAAATAGTTGTTCTATTGGTTTTTCTGCTTTAGAGATTAAACCCTCGATATACTCATCAATATCATTCTGATTGGTTATTTTGGGATTTGTCATTTGCGTCACCTTCATCTATGTCAGGTAATTTGTCATTAAATTCAAGACTTTCTTTTTCCATTTCGTCTAATTCGTAATCAACATCATCAACTAGTTGTGATTGTCCTAACCTTGTTCGTTCTGAAACTTGTCCCTTCAGGTTAATTAGCACTTGTGATTCTTCTAACTTATTAACTGGAATGTTACGAGTGAACTTAAATATCAGGTTTAAATAACTATCATCATCCAAGTTGTACCCTTTACGCTTTAATGCAGATAAAATAACTTTGAATTGATACCTCAACATAGCTGTCATCTTACGCTCAAACGTCATACACTTGTTCTCTAAAGCCATAAGTTTAAGTTTCATTCCAATGATAGGTACATTTCCGTTAAACTCGTCAGAATTAAAGTTTACTGACTTTGCAAAACGCATGATATTCTTTTCGATTCGATCTAAATGGTTCTCAATCATTGTGTCATTTACATCTTTTGTTAAGTATTTAACGTCCATATCTTTGTCGAACAACTCAAATGCGCCACTCTTTTGTGTTTCTTGAATCATTTCTTCACTCATACCCATACCGCGTAACACAAGGTATGCTAAACGTGTCTGACTAATCTCACTTGATGCATCGCTCATTGTTAAATCATATGCGTCAATTAAGTGAATAACCTTTTCAGCATCTCCTATCATCTCTTTGTTGTTAGGTACACCAAACAATGGATTGTAATCAAATAAATGTTCATATCGTCCAACTTCTTGCAAAGCGTCAATACCTTCTCCTCGAAATACATAATAATAAGCATTATCGTAAAACTCTGCGTACACATAATCAGTGCCATTATCATCATCTTTTTCATAAAAGTAGCGCAATGAGTATGTAGGTTCTAAAATATTGTCGCCAACAAAAATAACATTATAGGGATCTATATTCTTAATCCTAATATCACCATTCGTATCAATATATGCTAACCTAGCACCATATCCGCAAATTGCTGCCATTTTACCTATTTCAGAATCCTCATCATCAACACTATTTCTAATGGCAAAGTTGGTTATAAACTTTTTCAACTTTTCGTTTTTTTCTGCGTTTTCATCTAAATCATAAGTAACAGGAACACCATGTAAATAACCAACACGTGTATCAACAATTTCGCTGTCAAAAGAGTTGTTAAGTTTGTTATTAACAGACACGTCTAATCGCCTTACATTTCCACCAGTTTCAAAATCTTCTTTTTCTTCAATTGGTCGACGTTTGAATATTGGTACATAGTCAATATGTGTCTTGTATCTATTATAGAGATTAACCATTCTCTCTCTATCGTCTTTATGTGACTCTATTAGAGCCTCAATATGCTTAGGCAATATTCCTTGTGCTTCAATATCATCTATTAACTTATACAATGTCATTTCCCCCTCCTTAATCGTTCAGGTTTAGTATGTGTGTATATGGCATATCTTAACGAGTCCAACACGTCATCAAATTCTTTTATAGGCTCTCCGTTTGTAGGGTGCCAAACATATTTAAATACCTCTTGCTTAAACCTATCCATATTATCATAAAGAACAAGTAACTTGTTTTGTTTGAACAACTTAGCAACTTCCTCTACACCCGATAGTTTACTTTTATCAGCGTTAATTGCACGTAATCTATGTCTTCTAAATTCAGTGATGTATTCAGGTCGTGCAGTATCGCAGTAAAAATTAATATTGCCATATCTACTTACAATATCTTTTGCAATAACCACCCAATCATCAATAAACTTAAATTGGTGTGCGTGCTCCTCAATAAAATAAAAGTTACCATCTATACCTCGTCCTATTAACACAATAGATCCATAGTGCTCGTAACCCCAGTCGACACCAGCAAAGTATTCTTTGATAGGTATGTCGTCCAGTTCATCTGCTTTAATCGTATTCTCATTCAAATCAAAGTCGGCATATACTACACCGTCACCAGACACCCACATACCGTTGATATTACGTTCATAGAACATACCTGATGGTGTTGAAGCCTTAATAGACTCTTTATATCTATCATTAAGAAAGTTATTGTCATCGAGCTTAAATTGGTGACTCAGTATACCTGCTTTAGGATCTGTATTTTCAATATAATCTTTCAACAACCAATGCTCGGGATGGTCAGGGTTGGTATCTACCAATATTCTTGCACCAGTTCCACTACAACGTGACTTAATCTCGTCAAACACCTCTTCATGCGCTAACGACGCTTCATTGATATATGCACCAAACGATGTCATACCACGTATAGCTCCTATACCACTTACTTTACTGTGACCTGTCTGAACCACTTGAACGCCAAATAACATGAATGAATTATATTTATCAAAATTAAACTCAATGCCATATTTGTTAGTTAACTCTATTAGTACGTTTTTTTGAATCGTACCTAATGTTGCACCAGCAAGTATATATTGAGGTGTCTCAATTCCTTCTTCGTCTGCTATCTTTCGCACACGCATTAACTCACGTAAAAATAAGTCATTGTTTAATATTGTTTTACCTGTACGCTTTGCTCCGTGATTAATTAACATAAACCAATCTTGTTTTTGCGTTTGCTTCAATATTTCAATTTGTTTGTCCGTATATAAAGATTTAAGTTTATTCATTGACGATCACTTCCGTTATTGCGTCGTGAAGTTGTTTGATTTTATCTTCTGTTCCACTGTCACCTTTATCTATTTGTTCAATCTTCTTCTCAAGCATCTTAATTTCAGTTTCTATTTTCTTGTTAGCTAAAACTTCGTTACCTAACGTCATTCTATTCATACCATCTAAACTAGCGAGGAATGCATCAGCTGTCGCTTTCTTCACTCCCTCTATTTCAATGTCATTCTTAGCTACATTCTTTAGCCACTCATATTCTTCAAAGGCCTTTTGGCGTGTCCATTTTGATTGTTCAGCTACTTCTTGACGCAATTTTTCGTACCTTCCGGAAACCTTCCGATTTTTAAAAAGTGTACTCGCTTCTTTATCTAGATATTCCCCACTCTTACCTTTAGTCGAATACCCTGCGTCAATATATGCTTTCCGTTGGCTCTTGCCCTCTATGAGTCCTAGCACAAACTTTTCTTGCTTCGGTGTTAATTTAATCAATTGTTTTCACTGTATCACACGCCTTTACGTTAATTACTCTAGTTATTTAAATATAAAAAATGCCCCTACATCTTGTGCAGGAGCTACGTTCAATAAATGTGAAAGGAGGAAAATAGTTATGACTCAAATTGCAAGAATTAAACTACCCACCATATAGGCAGGCAGTAAGTGATTAATAGCGTAACATATCAACTTTACATGTTTGTCACTTCTCAATCACATCGATGAGAACATCTAATGTGGCTATTACCCCACGTCTTAAGATAATTCTTACAAATCAATTATATAAAATTAATTCACAGTTTAAAAATAGTGTCATTTTCGTCATTTCTGTCATTTTTGTCATTTTCGTCACTGTAGTAGATAAATCTTTTCTGCTAACTCATCACGGCGCGCTAAGAAGTTGTTTCTGTTCAATTTAGAGTTAGGCATCTTCTTGATAATTGCATCTCTGTTATAACCTTTCTTCAACAACTCTAAGAAGCAAAAGTCAACGTGTCCTAATCTCTGTTGTGATTGATTTATAAACTCAACTTCTTTTAACATCTGCGCATACCTTTTATTTGCTCTTTCAAGCCTCACAACAACATCTTCAACTTTGCTTGAGTTTTCCCCTTGTGGTTTCGGTAACGTCGCTTGTATACCATACTGTGCGATTGAATTGCTATCATATTCCGGTATTACATCAGCTAACACATTACACTTCATTTTATGTGTGCCTATCATATTAACGATTGACTCTTTGCTATACATCTATTCTGACACCTCCGCCCTCATCAAATCACACTGATCGCTCAACTTTGCGAAGTCACTCGGCGCCTCTACATCATCATTAGCCGTCATCATAATATATACTTGCTCAGTTACATACTTACCTAGCTCATACATTGCTAGTAAGAATAATAGTCTTACTATTTGTTTAATCATTTTTTATCTACCTTCTTTACTTCGTATAAGACCGGATATAAATTTAAAAAGTGTATTCTATATCCAATCGTCTTAACTTTTACTTTATCACCTACTTTTAACCTAGCTTGTATGTCTGCGCTATCAAACTTTCCTTTGAAGAATAAGTCTGAGTTTTCGATGACTTGTTTATCATCTAATACAATATAGAATTTGTCCTCTTTATCTTGTCTTTTGTTATATTTATCTGTAATTGTCCCTTGATGTACTTCTTTGTTTTGGTAACTAGCCACTGTATAGATAGGCAATGCGACAACAAGTAGCAATGCGGTTATACCGAATAATGACAGTATTCCAACAATAAAGATGTCGAACCCATCCATATTTTTAAGTTTTTTAATCATTTCCCACACTCCCTTATATTTTCAAACAACTGACCCACTTTAATAACTGCATCCCTTTTAACTTGTTTCTCGTACTTCTCTTTCGCTTCTTCTTTACTCTCTGCCTCAATAACTGTAAACGTCTGATTATCTCTAGCCACAGTAATATGTTCATGTGGTCGTCCTGTTGAATCTTTGAATGTTGTGACTAAGTATTGCGTCACTTCCCCAAAACCTCCT